ACATTTGCGGGCTACATTGCGGAGTACAACGGACAGCTACCCCCGCCGGTAGATCCGCCGCAACCGCCGCCTGAACTGACGCTGGAACAGCGTGTAGAGCGATTAGAGCGCGAGGTATTCAAATGACACGACAGGTAGGTAGATTGTCAAGCGACATCCGGCGCAATCAGGTTGCCATTTACGGCAACGCTGGTATTGCTGGCGCAGTTATGGCGTACGATTCTCAATCGGTAGAAGCAGATGCGGACGGCAATTACATCATCATCGTACATAGCAACTGGTCAGGAACAGTCACGCCGGCAAAGACAGGCTACACCTTCACACCAGCCAGTAATAGTTACACCAATATTACAGCATCGGACGGCGGCGAAGATTACACGGCGGAGGTCACGACCTACACCATCAGCGGCAACGCACAAGAGGAAGGCGTAACGCTTACCTACATCGATGGCATAGAAAAAACTGTGCAGTCTGTCGCAGGCGGTGATTATTCGCTTGACGTAACCTACAATTGGAGCGGAACAGTCACACCCACGCTTGGCGGTTATGAGTTCACGCCCGCAAGCAGAACCTATACCAACGTACTGGCTGATGTTAGCGGTGAGGATTACACAGCGGAGGCCGCTAATGCCATTCTGTACGCAACGGTGGGGGATGGTGAGACCGTGACACTACGACGAATCACACCGACAGGCGGGAATGTAGTGGTGGACTGGGGGGATGGCGGTGACACCAGTACGGTACTGGCAAATAACACGGGCACAACCACGCATGTGTATACGAGTGCTGGGACGTACACGATAACATTGAGTGACCCGGAGTTGATTACTTATCTGGATTTGGGGGATGCGAAGCTGACCGTGAATAGTGCGGACATTGCGCCGTGTAAAAATGTGACAACGTTTAACCTGTCCAATATAAAATCTGTTGCTTTCAATTCAAGCGACCTTGCCCAGTGGAATCCAGATGTATTCACTATACAAAGTACTAATGCTTCTTTTAGCGGTGATTTTAACTTTGCACATCTTAGCTGGCATCCTACAAGATTAATATTTGTCGCTTTGCCTGATAGCTTCATAATTACCCTTAATAGTGCGGATATTGGTGACTGGCAACCTTCGAGGTTTGAGGTAGCCATAGTCAGAGCAACCGGACTGTTTGATACGGCGGACATAAGCAGTTGGGGCACAAGCATTTCATATTTTAGAATGTATCTTTTGGGCATAACCAGCGTCTTTAACACAGCTGACCTGGCTGAATGGAATCCGGGTACTTTTCAATACTATGCAATTAATCTCAATGGGAGAATAACAGTTGCAGAAAACTCATTTGTCAACTGGACAAATACTACTGCTTTTAGCCTGAGTTCAGCCTCACTTCCCACTTCAATAGTAGACGCTTTGTTGGGCGAATTGTGGAACGCATTTCCATTTCGCGTGGCGACAGGTGGAACAATAGATTTACAATGGCAATCTCCTCCCAGTGGCACGTATCAGGCGGCAGACCCGCCCACTACTGGCAAAGAGTTTGCGTTTGAACTTCTAAACGATTCCGAGAACATCAATCCAACGAAGAAGTGGGCGACCATTTCTGTGGCGGGAGGTTTGCCATGAGCATAATTCAACCGGTAAAACAACCAGCTCGGTACATTATTCGTGAGAATAGCAAACCAATCCTTGACGGTATGACGGAGGTGGGAAACATAACCTACGTGAACAACGAGCTGGAGGCTATTTATGCTGAAGGTGATGCTGAATTTCTGGCAATTGCGGCTGCCGCTGGCGATTACAAACCACTGCCGGATGCGGGCTGGCTGGAAGCGAATGAGATTTATGCGTATGAAGGCAAGTTTGTGATTGTAAGGCAGTCACACCAGCGCACGATTTATGCGCCTGCTGATACGCCTGCTTTATTCAGTGTACATCGGGCAGATTCAGACGGTATTGACTGGATTGCGAATGAGCCGGTGAAGCGTGGCATGGTGAGAACCTACGGCGGGAAAGAGTTTTCCTGCTTGCAATCACATGTTACACAGGAAGATTGGACGCCGCCTGCTGTGCCTGCTTTGTGGGCGGCAGTGAAGGAAGAGCAGGAAGGAATTCCTGATTGGGTACAGCCGTTGGGTGCGCATGATGCCTACAACATCGGTGATAGGGTGCGCTTCAACGGTAAAGTGTATGAATCAAGAATCAATGCGAATGTGTGGAGCCCGACGGCGTACCCGCAAGGATGGCAGGAGGTAATAGTATGACAACAATATATTCAGCGGCAATTCAAACCAACAACAAGCTGACCGGTAGGCTGGCATCCCCTTCAGAGGCGCCTACCGTTACCTGCTACAACTTCCGCACGGGCGCGTCACTTGGCGCTGGCACCTGGACTGACATTACAACCGGAGCGGCGCGGGTATCGGTTTCGTTGGATGACGATGCCCTTGACATTCTGTTCGTAATCGAGATGGTGGCAGCTGACCAGGATGCCTTCGATGATTGCGTGGCGTTGCATGAACGCGCGGATATGCAAACCCTTGTAGATAGCGTGAATGCAATCGCAACATGGGCTGCGGCCAACATTTCTTCGTCTGTCACCGCTGGCAAAATCTCACAGATACGCGGCAACGATTGGGACATCGACATACCAGACTTGACGCTTGACGATAACCTGATCCAGTTCGTTCTCAAACGTAGCGATAGTTACTCCGACGCTCAGGCGCTTCTATTCATCGACACCGACACCGGGCTAATCACGGTCAATGGCGCTACCGCAACCGAACCGACAGACGCGGCGCTATCTTACGCTGGCACTACGCTGACGGTTACGGTCAAGCCCGACATCACCAAACTAATGCCGATTGGTACATGGGTCTATGGTATCCAGTCAATCACGGCGGGCGGGGTGGTATCTGAAGTTTACGGCGGGTCGTTTACCATCACGGCGGATAAGGTATGGGCGGTAGAATGAAAAAGATAACGGACTACAACTGCGAGAGCCTTGAAGTTGTCATTGCCATGCTGGACGAGTGTGGCGATGATGACGAACAATTTGTGCTTGAGTGGTTGCAGTCGAAGCTGGACGAATACTGCGCGCAGTTTGACCCTGATGAAAGGTGAATGAAATGACAGTCTATAATTACAGCACATACTACGGTGTACCACAGGCACATAAAACAACCTACGAATATCAAAAGCCGTCATTCAAGACAGATTATTACACTTGGAACACAGTTGAGTTAGATTGGGAAACTGTTACCGACAGGATAATTGAGGAACATTATGATGCTTGGGTGGAACTGGCGAGATGGAAATTGTAAAGATTGACGGGCAACCGACACAAGACGGCTGGTACTGGTTCAGGGGCAAGGCTGCATGGACTAATAGCAAAAAGCACAATGTATTTGACTTTGACGAACCTATATACTGGCGGGAAGCACCGAATAAATATAACGAGATACCAGAAGCGCACATAAACGCCTGGCTTGAATTTTATATCTATGAATCGGGCGAGTTCTGGCAGATTAGGAAAACAGATAATGACGCATAGAAAGGTGACGCATGGCGAAATTTGCAAAAATAAGCGGTACAATGATAGATACTACCTATCCACGTGCAAAATGCGAAAAACAGCCATTTTTGTGCGTTGTGGGAACGATTAGATTATGACTGAGCCAATTGCTATGTTTGAGGTTGATAATTCCAACGTCCGCACGATGGCGGATGGTTCGCCTCGCTTTACGTTCGACGGCACAGAAAAGGCGATACCGGAGCTGTCAAAATTGGCGCAGGCGAAGGCTGACGGCGTTTATATGCTGGTTATCGTTTATGACAAGGAAGCACTTGAAATAGACTTGGAGAGTACAAAAAGGAACTTATGATGGGCTTTTCTGAACTTTTGGAACACTTAGACGAACGCGAGCTTGACTATGTTGTCGAGCGCGCAAAGGTGAATCAAGATAAAGACGGGTACGAAAATGCCGGTATATCTAAGAGCGCCTTCTATAAGTGGGATGAAGAAAAGAGAGCGCACCTAAATGAATTGGCGCTGAAGCTAAAACGAGAGAGCGCAGTTAGAGCCATGCTTGTGTTTCAGGACTATGGCGAAGATGCAGCGCTGAACATTGTAAAATTGGCGGAGAAAGCAAGAAGCGAAACCGTCAAGCTGAACGCTAATGCGATGGTTATTGAGCGTGTGGCTGGCAAGGTATCGCAGAAGGTGGAGCAGGAAAACAGCGGGGAACTGAAAATCTTGGTGGAGTATGCAGACGAAGATTAAAATACCACGACCACACGACAAGCAGAAACTTGTCATCGAAAGCCCCGCCAAGTATAAATTCGTCAGGGCTGGGCGGCGCTTTGGCAAAACCACGCTATACCAGAATTGGTTTGTACCGGCGTTATTGAAGGGCTTGCCATGCGCGCTTATATCCATGTCCTACAAGGATATGCTGCAAGTGTGGCGGGACTTCGAAAACCTGCTAACGCCCATAATCAAGAACAAAAGCAAATCCGACTTCCGCATGGAACTAATGACCGGCGGCATCCTTGATTTTTATTCAGGCAACGCCATTGATAGCATACGTGGCAAGAAATACGCGAAGGTAGGCATTGACGAGGCGGCGCAAGTACGCGACCTGCTGCATTATCTGGTAAACGCCATCCTGCCAACGATGATCGACTTCGACGGTGAATTGCTTATTACATCAACACCGCTGGGCTACAACGATTACCGCAAGTTAGAAGAACAGATTGCCAATGATAGCGCATGGGAGGTATTTCACTTCACCAGTTTTGACAACCCGCATATAGACAAGGCGGTCATTGAACAACTGATGAAACAAATGACCATCAAGGCGGTACAGCAAGAGATACAGGCGCAGTACCTTGACAATTCAGACGCAGCACTTTGGCAATTTGAAAACATCGCTGACAACCGCGTCAATGAAGCGCCACAACTGCGCCGCATCGTAGTAGCCATCGACCCCGCCGTCACGTCAAACAAACATAGCGACGAAACCGGCATCGTTACCGTAGGCATTGACAGGGACAATCACGGCTTTGTGTTGTCCGATGTTAGCGGCGTATATACTCCCTTGCAATGGGCGCAGAAAGCGGTAGAACAATTTGACCTATGGCAGGCTGACAGGATTGTGGGAGAAACAAATAACGGCGGCGACTTGGTGGAAATGAACTTGCGAACGGTCAGACCGTCAATATCCTATGAGGGGGTACACGCATCACGCGGCAAGGCAACCAGGGCTGAACCGGTGGCGGCGTTATATGAGCAGGGCAAGGTACACCATGTCGGCAATTTGCGCGAACTGGAAACGCAGATGATTACATGGTCGCCGCAAGATGATGAAAGCCCCGACAGGGTAGACGCGCTGGTGTGGGCGATTGTGTCGCTTGGCATGACAAAGGCAGAAAGCTGGTATATCAGCTAAGGAGCAACCAATGAAAAAACCAACTAACTTTTATATGGACGGCGCTCAGATAAAATCAATTGACCTGCCGCAATACCCTGATGAATCATGGGACTGGCTCACGGGTAAACCGATGCAGGAAACCAAGCGCAACGAACTATACAGCCGTGTATCCGCCGTGTTTCGTGTTGCCAACATGACCGCCGATGCCGTGTCAAATATGCCATTTGCCATCATAAACAGCGCGGGCAAAACCATAGACGACAGCGACAGTTGGCAGAACGTGGTAGGCTTCCTGCCGAAACCACACGAATTGCTCAAACAATGGCGCTTGTCATTATTCATGAGCAACGCCGCCTATGGCTTCAAAGAAGGCAGCCGCATGAACTATACCTTGCGCTACCTGTTGCCGGAGAGCATCACGCCGGTGGTTGATAAGTGGGACGGCTTGACCGGCTTTCAGCGCAAATTGGGCGAGAGCGTCAGAGAATACAGCCTGAAAGATGATGTTATATTTTGGATGTGGAAATTAGACCACACCACCGAACTGCTGCCAAGCGACTATACAGAAATGGGGGCGCTCATGTCCGCCGCTGGCGTGTTATTCTATGCCGATTACTACACAGAGAAATTCTTACAACGTGGCGGCATCAAACCGGCATTGCTGGGCGTGACCGGCGCCCCATCGGTTGAGGACAGGGACAGGATTGAAAATATCTGGACGAAGGTCGTCACCGGCGCGTACAAATATCTTGGCAAGGTCATCAACGCCGAAACCATGACCGTCAATACAATTGGTGAAGGCTTGGAGAACTTGAAAGATTCACAGCTACAAGATGCCAAGATTGAAGAAATTGCAATGGCGGCGGGTATCCCATTATCGTTATTGCTTGCCAACAGCGCCAACTATGCTACCGCCAAAGAAGAAAAGATAACGTGGTTGCGTGATAAGGTCGTACCTGATTGTCAATTCATCCAAGAAGAAATCAACCTGAAGCTGATGTTGCCCACCGGATACCAGTTTGAGTTTAGACCGGAGCTAAAGAGCGAAGATCAGGAAGAAGAAAAAGAACGCGCCATCGCCTACAGCCAATATATCCGCAGCGGCATCAAGCCATCCATCGCCGCGCAGATTGTAGGCATTGACCTACCCGCAGAGATAGAGTACCAAGACCTTGACGCAATGACACCGCCCCCGCCACAACCGACAAACCAGCCACCATTGATGGTAGAACAGGCGGCAAATAACAACACACCGACCCGCAGCGTAGCGCTGAACACAGAGCAGGTCAGGGAGCTGGCATTGTGGGAAGACATCGCCGCCCGCAAGTTGAAACGGGGCGACGGGTTAGAATTTCCATTCGTCTGCAAACATCTTAGCGAAAGCACCGCCGCGCAGATACGGGCAGGGCTGAAACGATGCAGAACAGTTGAAGAATTGAAAGCGGTATTTGACCTGCAAGAAGAACAGCAGGATACAGGCATCATGGCGCTGGTTGAAGCATTGAACCGCGCCGCCGAAAGAGAAATGGAGGCAAAATGAGCAATGCACTAACAGTTGACGCGGGCGCAACCGCCACATTCGGCTTTATCGGCTGGCATGAGGACTTGACCTGATGGATGACACCCTGAAAGCCATCATCGCCAAGTATCCGCAGGTGAAACCACACCTGAAAGGCTACGCCGCCGTGCTTGCCCATGATTTCAAAACAGGCGAAGCGCCGGATGATGACCAACGCCGCAAGGACGAACGTAGATTTCAACGATTGATACAATCATTCTTGGATGAACAACTGGAAAGAATCATAGAAGCCGCAAGGAGCGTGCCGCGTGTCTGACATCTATCAACCTGCCTTCTGGGATAACGAAGACCGCCTGTTTTGGCTATTCATATCAGAGGAGTACGCCAAACTGATTAGCAACGGCGTAGCGGGCGGCATTGACGGCTTGCCGCCGCAGGTGCGCGCCCTGGTGAATTGGGATGTAATAAACAATGACGTACTGCGCTATGCCCGTGAATATCGTTATGGCGACATCAAAAACATAGACGACACAACGAGAGAATTTGTACAGGAAGCCGTGACCGATTGGATACAATCAGGCGATCCGCTTGACGAACTGGTGAGAATGTTGAAACCAAAGTTTGACAAAGTACGCGCCGAAATGATAGCGGCAACGGAGGTAACGAGGCTGTATGCAGAGGGCAACCGCATAGCGTGGGAATCGTCTGGCATGGTCGGACAAGTACGCTGGATGACGGCTGAAGATGAATTGGTATGCCCGATATGTGGAAGACCAGACGGTCACGCCGGAAAAGTGTACGACCTGACCGATACCGCCAATCACCCGCCAGCCCACCCGCGCTGTGTTCTACCAGGTCAATATGTGTTGCCTGTCGGTGAAATTTCCGCTGCTGCTAAGAGTTTTTATAGTGGGCGTGTCGTTGAAATACTTACCATTGATGGGAACTGCGTCACCGTTACCCCGAATCATGCCATACTTACACAAAGGGGATGGGTCAAGGCGGCAGAACTCGTAGAAGGAAATGATTTTGTTTATACCACCATCAGTAAGGGGGAATCTTTTACCATCAACCCAGACGATCAAAAGCGCCCAGCCATGATTGAAAATATTTATAGTGCGCTTAGCGAATCTGTCGGCATGGCGACCATAAGAATGCCAGCCGCCGCCGAAGATTTCAACGGCGACGGGAAAAGCATCAAAGGCGACATCGACATTGTAGTACCCTATGGCTCTTTGTTGCGTAATTCTGTAACCAGAGGAACGGAGCGCATTGGCAAGAACGGTTTCAACAAACGCGGTATTGGGTTTCTTCTTTTGCTTTCCAAGCGCCTGCGCGATTTTATCGTTATGGCTAAGTGGAACGCCACGAACAGCATCATGCGCGGACTTCACCTGCTGTTTTCTCTGTTCTTGCGTCATTCTCTGCCACTTGACCTTTTCGGACTCAGACTGATTGCGTGGGTTTACTCCAGCCTCTATCAAATGCCCGCGAAAACATTCTCTACAAACTCCTGCCTCGCGTGCCAGTTTATTCTCAGATTCGCCAGCGATATAACGCTCAGCAAAGTCACCAAAATTACTTATAACGATTTTACGGGGCATGTCTATGACCTCCAGTGTGATGATTATGGTTTATACATCTGTAACGATATTATAACACACAATTGCCGTTGCTGGATACAACCGATTGTCGATGTTGACATGGTAGGTGAACGCATTGGGGAGGCGTTAGATGCCGATTGAAATGACGGTAGACGGGCTGGAAGAAAGCATCGAGAAGATGAAGGATTCGCCGCGCCAATTGAAACGTGGTATGAAGGTGGCTATGGATGCCTCACTGCTTGCGCTTCAGGAGAACATACCACCCTATCCAGCCCCCCCGCCACAAAGTACCTACCGCAGAACCGGTGCGCTTGGGCGCAGCATCGGCGTAGGCGGAACGGGCAAGCCCGACATTTACCGCGTGATTGACAGGGCAGAACAATTCGAGGGGCAATTTGGCACGAAGCTACGCTATGCGCCGTATGTCATCGGTGACGTTGAGCAGGCGAGGGTACACAGAGGGCGCTGGTGGACGATGAGCAAGATTGCAGAAAACGCCAAGGATAAGATAACGCAGATATGGGACAAGCTGGTAGAGGAGATCGCCAAGCGATTTGATTGACACCATCCGGCGCTTGTGCTACAATCTGGATATAGTGAAAGGACGAACGATGAAAACAATTACTAAACTAACCATTATCTTGTTAGCAATTATGCTAACCGCAAGCGCCATGCCCGCCAATGTGATTGATGCCAGAATGACCGCAAACGGCGCAAATTTGACCGTAGCAGCGCCGGACGGGGAGCAGGGCGCTTCTTGGCTATGGCAGGACGGTAACGATTCAAAGAAGATGATTATGCACCTGGTGGAACATGTAAGGCGCGGACACAAAGTACCCGACTATGTGTTTGAGGCGTTCTTGGAGGATTTGAAGTAATTGCCACTTTTGACACCTTGTAACAATAGGGAAAGTGTGCTAATATACTGGGTATAGGTATTATGCGGGCTGTGGGTACAGCGACATAAGCGCCTGTGACTGGACTATGGGTATAGTAGGTCAGAAACGAACATAACGTTCGCGTCTGGCTTTTTGTATTTTAAGGAGCATCACATGGAAGATTTGATTTATTTTGGTGGTGAGGTCAAGGCGGTTGGCGATGGTAAAGTTGCCGGTTATTTGGTTCGTTTCGGTTCTCCAAAAGAAACTGACCTCGAAGGCGATTTCTTCACCGCAGATACCGACTTCGGCTTTGTCACCGAAAACAAAACTCCTGTGTTTTACCAGCATGGCTATGATTCGCAATTGAAAGGGCGTTCCATCGGGTCAGGCTCAGCCAGGTTAGATGACATCGGTCTTTGGTTCGAAGCGCAGTTATCAATGCGCGACGAATACGAGAAAGCGGTCTACGAACTGGTTGAACAGGGCAAGCTGGGCTGGTCATCTGGCGCGGCTGGTCATCTGGTAGCACGTGAACAAATTGGCAAAGCATGGCATATCAAGTCGTGGTTACTGGCAGAAGCATCATTGACGCCAACCCCAGCCGAACCGCGCAACCACGTCATGCCTGTAAAATCATTATTCAACTTAGATAAGGAAGAAAACAAAATGGAAGAAAACATCAAAGAAGTGCAGCCTGAAACCGCGCCGGTGGACATTGGGGCCATCGTGAAATCAGCGGTAGGCGAAGCACGTAAAGAATTTGAGGCATCCATCAAAGAACATCGCGGCGGATTTGCCGACGAGGTCAAAAAGATGCAAGTTGACGACGAGGCTGACCGCGCCGTGAAAGGCAACCCATTCACCTTCGGTCAATTCCTGACCGCCGTCAAAAATGCCGCGTACGCCCCGCACATGACCGACAAACGGTTGTTTGCGATGAAGGCTACCGGATTGAATGAGGCCGTACCGTCAGAGGGTGGGTTCATCGTTCCGCAGGACATCGCCCCCGGTATTTTGCAGAATATGTGGGGTACTGGCTCATTGCTGAATCTCATGTCGCCTGTTAGCGTGTCTGGCAATGGTTTGGTTATCAATGCCATTGACGAAACCAGCCGCGTGAACGGTTCGCGCATGGGCGGCGTTCGTGGTTACTGGATTGCTGAAGCTGGCACGAAAGTGTCATCGAAACCGAAGTTCCGCGAGATCAACTTGCGGCTTAAAAAGATTGCCGCGCTGATGTATGCCACCGATGAATTGCTGGCGGACGCTAACGCGCTGGAATCGTGGATCGTGAACAACGTACCCGCCGAATTGCGCTTCGTGGCAGAGGACGCCATTATCAATGGTACTGGCGCTGGTATGCCGCTGGGCATCCTGCAATCTGGCGCGCTGGTATCAGCCGCCCGCACCGACGCCAACGAGATTGACAGCTTCGACATCACCCGCATGTGGGCGCGGCGCTATCCTGGCGTGAATGATTACGTNNGGCGTGAATGATTACGTCTGGCTGTGCAACGCATCCATCGCACCGCAGCTCTATAACATGACGCTTGGCAACTACCCCGTGTACCTGCCCCCCGGTGGATTTTCCGGTAATATGTATGGCACGCTCATGGGTCGCCCCGTCATCGAAACAGAGTACAACCCGGCGCTTGGTTCAGTAGGCGACATCCTGCTTGTGTCACCATCGCAGTACGCCATGATTAACAAAGGCGGCATTGAAGCGGCATCATCCATTCACGTGCAATTCGTGACTGACGAAACCGCCTTCCGCTTCGTGTACCGCATGGACGGTCAGCCCGCTTGGGATACCCCCGTGACTCCATTCAAGGGCAGCGATACCGTTTCCCCGTTCGTTGCTTTGCTGGCGACCACCTAAGAAATAAGGAGATTTCAAAATGATTCGTTTCGCTGAAAAATTACACATTGTCCCGCTGTTAGCACCGGCGGCATCATCCGACAGCCGCGCAAGCGCCTACATTAACATCGAAAATGCTCATTGGGCATCCTTCCTTCTGTATGCTGGCGCGATGACCTCAGACAGCACCGACACCATCACCATCACCGTTGAGGCATCCACCGCCGCGTCATCCAACGCTACCGAAATTCAAGTGCCATTCCAGTATCGCCTTTCCAGCGCAACTGGCGGCGACCTGTGGGGCGCGATTGGTTCGGCGGCCGCCGCAACTGGCTACGCTATCACCGCTGAGGACGACAACAAGCTGCTGCTGGTGGAAGTCAATCCTGACGCCATTCCAGCACTGACCGGCTACACTGACCACAAGTTCTTGCGCGTGGTTTGTACCGCCGACATCGTGACCGCTTACTCGCTTGACGTGGTTGCTATCTTAGAACCACGCTACGGTAAGAACCTCATTCCCTCCAGCACCTAAACCATAATTAGACCAAGGGGGGCGGCATAACAACCGCCCCCCGATGAAGAAAGGAGCGTCAGATGGCAGATTACACAAGCGCCGCATCCGTGCGGTCAATGGTCACTGATAGCAACATGACCACCGACACCAGTTACGACAGTATGCTGGGCGTTCTGATTACATCCGCCAGCCGCATGATCGATAAGTTTGTAGGCGGCTGGGATAACTATTTCATCGCAGATAGCGCCGACACCATCCGATACTTTGACGGCAACGGCGATAAGGTACTATATATTGACCCATTTATATCCATCACAAAATTAGAGGTAGTGGAAAGCGGCGGCGTGGCGGTTGCCGATTATACCGAGTGGACGGAAAACGCCGATTACATCACCATCCCCTATAACCGACTGCCAAAACGCGGATTGCAGATTGAACGGTTTGGCAACAAAAGCAATTTCTACCGTTACCAGAAGGGAATCAAGGTTACTGGCAAATTTGGTTACAGCGCCATCGTTCCTGACGACATTGCCAATGCTTGTAGGATACAAGTGCTGCGCTGGTTCATGCGTGCCAAAAGCGCCTATCAAGATGCAAGCGCCAGCGCCGCCAGCGGGCAGGTTATGTACATGAAAGAACTTGACCCGGATGTGAAGATGTTATTGCAACCGTACAGAGTAGAAAGCGTGTTCTTATGAGCATCATTGACGACACCATCACCAGGCTGCAACAGATCGCGTTAGAGGTTGCAGGCGTAAAGTCTGCCCCCCAAACACCACCTGAAAGCGCGGCGGTATTGCCAATGGCTGAGGCGAGGATTGCCAGCGGTCAAGGCATGGCTACCGTCAGGGGCGACGCGCAATTGATCTTGAATATCCATGTCGGCATCCATGTTAGCATGACCCCGCTAAAAAGCGCCTATACACAATTAGACGCCATCATCCCCGCCTATATGCAGCGGTTATGCGGCGACCCGACATTGAATAGCGAAGTTACGACAATCGTTTACCCATTTACTTTTGAAGTGAACGCGGCGGCGTGGTCAGACAAACAGACAATCATGGCGGCCTTTACCATCCCGTGCAAGTTCAGATTGGATAGCATAGAATGAAACCGACAGTAGCAATTGTAGGCTCACACCCCGGCACGCGGTTGGAGTTTGATTTTGACCGCACCGACTGTGATATTTGGCTGTTCAATGAAGCCATGTCACAAGGCTGGGCGAAGCGGGCAGACGGCGTTTTCCAGTTGCACAAGCCCGTCATTTGGCGCAGCAAAACCAACCGCAACGACCCATTTCACAGCGATTGGCTCATGTCTGGCAACACCCCAACCATATTCATGCAAGAACAATATGAAGAAGTACCGCAGGCAGAAAAATACCCGCTTGAAGAAGTGCTGTCATTGGCGCAGGGTATCCGCTACATTACATCATCCATCAGCGCCGCCATCGGGTTAGCCATCCATAAGGGCTACCGCAAAATTGAAATCTACGGCGTTGAAATGGAAACTGACAGCGAATACGGAGAGCAGCGACAGGGCGTGGCGTTCTGGATTGGTATTGCCATCGGCAGAGGGATTGAGGTGGAGTTCCATAACAAAAACTTCTTTGTATCGCCTATCTATGGCTACGAAGGAAACCACACCATTCCGCTTGAAAAGTTTGAGCAACGTCAGGCGACATTGAAAGAACAAACCGCACAAAAAGAACAATTGTTCGATGAAAAACTGGCGGTGCTATTTGGCATCTTCGATAAATTCATTGATGACTACAAAAATGGTTATGCCGACATGGAAAAGACCATCATCGAATTGCAACAAATGGCGCATGATTTCGGCATCATGGATGGTCAATTACAGGTGATCGAGCGTTACATTGCCAACATCGAAACCATGCTTGCCGAAACCAACGATTATCTGATTGTCGGGCAGGCGTATGAAGGAGCAATGAGAGGCGCGGCTCAGCAACATGACCAGAAGAAATTAGAGTTTATCAATCATGGCTTGCGATTAGAAAATGCCGTGAAGTTACTGGAAGGCGCTACCAACAAAGACCGCCGCCGTCATGTCGTCAATCAAGTAAAAGCGGTGCTGTCGCAGTATTTCAAGGCATCAGGTGAATTAGGTATCCTTCAGGGCGTAGCGATTGAAAATCAGGCTCTTTTGACCGCTAACGGACGATTGGTGCAGGCATTGGGCGGCGAAAAAGCCTACAGCATCGTCAAGGATGAATTGGGGATAACATGAACACCTGCCTTATAATCTGCAACGGCACGGGGTTGAAAGATATACCCAACGACTTCCTCTCCAAGTTTGACACGTTCGGCAGTAATCGGATTTATCTACGCTATGTACCTGATTATTACGCCTGCATCAACGCAAGGGTATTAGACCAGTACGGCGCGGAGATTGAGGCTATCAAAGGTTGCCACAAGTTCATAGCTGATACCCACAAGATAAAGGGCGCTGTACCGCTGCACAACAAACAACAATTGTTCTTTGGTCTTTCACCGCTTGACATAATCAGCGAACATTGGACGGTCACTTATACCCTCATGCAATTGGCGTTTCACTTTGGCTATAGAAAAGTGGGGCTGGTAGGGTGTGACCATTACTACGGTGAAACAGACGCAACCAAGCGTGTGATTGAAGGCGCTGACCAGTACCATTTCAGCGAAGATTATTTCAAGTACGCAAAATGGGAAGCGCCCAACCTGGCGGAGTGCGAAAGGGCATACCGTCTGGCAAAGGGTGAATATGAGGCGGTAGGCGGTGAGATTGTGAACCTGTCTACCTTCACTAAGTTAGATGTATTTAGAAAAGAAAGTTGGCGGTCATGGATACCCTGAAATACGTCAAAAATAATATGGCGGGGCGCATGTGCGATGAACAGAATAACGTGCGCTATTTGCTTGAAATTGTACGCGAGGCTGGCGATGGCAATTACTTAGAGATTGGCACGCTTCACGGCGGCACGCTATGCGCCGTTGCGCTGTACAAAAAAGAATTGGGGCATAAGGGCAAGTGTTATGCCATTGACCCCCTGAATGGTTACTACATGGATTATTTGAACGTTAGAAAGCGCGGCTGTGAGATTGACCCGATTACGCGCCTGCCCGTTAGCATGGATGTTCTCATGGAGAACGTCAGGAAATTCGACCTTGAAAAACAGGTGAAAATCTATCAAGCGAAAAGTGACCCCTATCCGGTAGACAAGCGTATCAAGTTCAGTGTGGCTTACATAGACGGCGACCATTGGGGGAACGCGCCTACGATTGACTGGCGCAACGTGAAAGACCGCGTCAGCCATTTTGTGGTATTTGACAACCATGACCCCACGCACCCGGACGTAATGAGGGCGTGCGAAGAAGCGCGCAGCGACCCGGAGTGGGCGGAGTTCTTGAAAGTCGGTATCACCTATGCGTTACGGAGGAAAGCATGAGTACCGTCACTGCCATAATGAGCGCCTACTACGCCCATGAATATATCGGGCGCAGGATTATGAATTTATTTTCACAAGCCAAGCCGCTTGAAGTGATTGCCGTGTGTCAGGAAGGGTCAAGGGAACATGAAGCGCTCAGACAGTATGATGTAAAAATCATCACAACGCCGGACATTCCTACCATCGGCAAAGCGTGGAACTTAGCCATAGCGCAGGCGGAGGGCAATTACATCACCACCGCCAACTGTGATGATATGTTTACTGTGGGCGGGCTGACATTGATGAAACAGGCACTTGACGAACATCTTGATATCGGGCTGGTATTTTCTGCCGTGAATATCGCAGACGCGTCAGGAATAAGACCCTGGTATAGGTTACACACCGAAACAGGCGAGATTGAAGGCATTTATAACGTGCTGGTCAATCGTTGTATTATCGGTGCTATGCCATTGTGGAGGCGCTCACTGCATGAGGTAATTGGATACTTTGATGAATCGCTTATTGTTGCCAGCGATTATGATATGTGGTTACGCATGGCGCGGGCTGGCGTTGGTTTTTATTATCTATCTGACATCTGCGGAACGTATGAGAACCGCGCTGATAGTTTAGAGCATAGAAACAAGGAGCGATTAGCAGAAGAAAATGAAATTGTAAGAAATGGATGGAGGCGGAAACTATGAGAGTGGGGCAAAATCCAAACCGCCTGAAAATGGTCAGCGGCTATCCGCCGGTGGTTGTGTCGGCTATCACTTACCTACCGAATCAAGAAGGCTATCATCAACATAGAATGGAGGTGATCCAAACTTCTCTCCAAACCATGCGCGCCAACGCCGGTACAGATTGCGCCGTGTGGGTTTGGGATAACGGGTCATGCGCGGCGTTGCGTGATTGGTTATTGCATGATTATAAGCCTGAGTACCTTACATTTTCACAGAACATAGGCAAGTCAAGCGCCCGCGCATCAATTGTGCGCTCCTTGCCGAATAACACCATCGTGGGGGTTGCTGATGATGATATGTACTATTATCCTGATTGGTTGCATGCCTGTATAGATGTTCTGCTTACCTATCCAAATGTCGGGCAGGTATCCGGTTATCCGGTCAGAACACAAATGCGCTGGGCTAACGCTTCGACCATCCGCTGGGCGCGTGACAACGCCAAGATAGAGGTAGGGCGTTTTATACCTGACAGGTGGGATTTTGATTTTGCTGTGTCGGTTGGTAGGGAATACGCTCACCATCAACAATTGACAGTCAAGGACAATGACTTGCTCATTACCTACAAGGGAAAGCGTGTATATGCCGCCGGTCATCATTGCCAGTGGGTCGGCAGGGCTGGCGTTATGAAGCCGTTCTGCGTGTGGGATGATGAAGCGATGGCAGATGAAAAGCCGTTTGATTACGCAGTTGATAAGGCTGGTTATTTGCGCCTGACAACTGAAAATAGATATACCAGACATATCGGAAATTACTTAGACGAGGAGTTGATGCAATGAAATATATTGGCAATGGTAAGTACCTGATTGGCATACCGGCGCGTGACCTGACACATGCAGAGGTACGCCATTTCGGGAAGACCAGACTATTAGCGTCTGGATTGTATATTGAGCCGAAGGCGGCAAAAGTGAAACCGCCAAAGGAAGAAGTCATTGATAAGGAGATTCAAAAATGACAACTTATGGTGTAAAAGCATTGCGGCAAATCCAAATGAGCCGCGAGACCGCCATCGGGACACCAAGCACAGACTACACCGTTTGGCGGGGGACAGGAACGCTGACAGATCAGCGGGTTGTGAACCAACCGGAGGAAGACGTCGGCATTTTGCCGGGAACTGACCGCCAGTACGTGCCTCAGAAAATGGGCGAGCTTGGCGCGGAAGGTGAGGCAACGTTTGAACAAATTGGTCACGCGTTCGATGCTGGGCTGTACGAAGCGACACCGGCGGCAGATGGTGGTGGGTCAGGATATGTACGCACCTGGACTTTCCCCATTGCATCAAGTGACGTGAAATCATCCAGCGACCTGCAAACCTACGCCTTCAAGGGCGGGGATAACGCCGCCGTTGAGTACATGAAAGGTTCTTTCGTAAACCAGTTGAGCCTATCCGGTTCGATTGGCGGCGCGGTGATGAACAGCATCACATGGCAGGGGCGTGAAGTAGCCAGCGATACAGACGGCTATGCCACCGCGACCTTGCCGGTGGTGGAAGAAATCCTGCACACGAAAGCCAAAATGTACATTGACGCTGTGGGCGGTACGATTGGCACTACGCAGATTACCGGCATTGTGGGTGACGTTACCATTGACATTACAACCGGCTGGCAGGCATTATTCACCGCTGACGGTACGCTTGAATATAGCGACCTGAAACAAGTCAAGCCAGAAATTACCATGCAGGTGACGTTTGAACACGCAGGCGCGGCAATCACAGAAAAAGCCGCATGGCGCGCCGGAACTTCCCGCCTCATTCGTATTCAGTGGGAGGGTTCTGCGCTGGGGACTGGTGCTACCTACGATTACAAAACGCTGAGGATTGACATGGCGGGCAAGTGGGAGAACTTTGACGCGCTGGGAGACCGTGACGGCGACGACATCGTTACAGGCACTTTCAGGGCCGCTTATAACGCCACCGCCGCCAAGTTCTTTGAAGCCGTTCTGGTAAATGAAGTAGCGGCATTGTAGAAAGGATTACCATGTTTGAACATGAAGTATTTGGAAAAATTGACGTAGAAAAACCATTGAAGCAACGCCATGTCGAAGGGTTCTGGGAAGCCTTGCGTGAGGCTGAACTGACCAAACATAGCCATATCTATAATGACGGCAAGGTCGTAGCCATCGCGTGCGAGGTAGGGATTCTCAAAGAAAAGATTGACGTGCCAGACAGCGACCCGGCAATGATAAACTGGCTGGCGCAAGAAATAGTTGAGTACGTCAATAAAGCCAGAGAAGTACCAGAAAAAAACTAATCTTAGGGGTGTGGCGGTATGTGAAAGATACAAAGCGACAGACACAGCCGCCCGCCCCGTTATCCAAGGCGCTACATTGNNCGACCAGCCCGCCAATGAAATGCTACAAATGGAAATATGTTTGAACGCCTACCGTAGACTGACTGAATATGAGCAAATGAGAAAACAAGGCGGCGAAGCGTTCGCCAAGTGGCAGATAAACAACCGTGAAATTGTAGAACTGGTATTCCAACTGGCGAAGGAGGACAATGGCTGATATACGAATTGACATCAAGGCTAATGATGATGCCTCTAAGAAATTAGGCGATGTTTCAAAGGCGATGGAGGGGCTTGAAAAAGAAACCCAAAAGACCGGAAAAACAGCGCAACAGACCGCCGACCAGGTTACACGGCTGGGCGGTGACTTTTCGTCACTTGGCAGCAACCTTGACGCGCTTATAAATAAATACCGCTCCTCCACCCCCGAAAATCTAAAATTTGCCGCCAGCATTGAGAAAATCAATAGAGAGTTTGACGACGGTAAAATATCATCGCAAGAAGCCGCCAAACAATTAGAAGCGGTGAAAAAGGCGATGGGTGACACTGGCGGTGAAACCAAGAAAGCTACCGGTATCATGCAGGGCTTTTCCGGCGCTATGATTGGTATTAACCAGGCGCTTGAATTGGCGGGCAAGGGCGCGCGTGCTTTTCAGGCGGCGTTTGATTTCGCCAGACAGGGCGCGGTCCTGAACCAGACCACAGAATCTTTTGAGCGCATGGCGGCATCGCTTGGGCCTAACATAAATCTGTTAGATGAATTACGCGCAGCGTCACGAAATACAGTTGACGACTTGACCCTTATGTCATCGGTGCTGACCTTGACCGCTGGCACGAGTAAAGAGCTGGGCGATGCTATGTTGCAATCCAGCCCGCGCCTGATGGAGATTGCCAAAGCCGCCAGCGCATTGAACCCGACATTAGGCGATACCGCATGGATGTTTGAAAGCATCAACAGCGGTATCAAGCGCAACAGCCCCCTGATTCTGGATAACTTAGGTATCGTGGTAAGAGTAGGCGAGGCTAACGAGAAGTACGCAGAATCACTTGGTAAGACCGTTGCAGAACTGACCGCCGCTGAAACACAGCAAGCATTATTGAATGAGGTGCTTGAAGCAGGCGGGCGGTTGATCGAACAGGCAGGCAATAGCGCAGAAAGCGCGCTTGACCCGTTTGACAGAATGACAGCATCATTTGAAAACTTGAAAACCGGCATGGCTGGTTTATCTGATGGGACAATACCGGATGTTGTAACCGGCTTGGCTGATTTTGCAGACGGACAGATGCGGATATTCAAAGCCGAAGAAACGTTGAAAAAGGCGCTCGACGCTGGCATTATTACTAAAAAAGAATACAGACAGGCGCTATATGGAAATCGTGATGCCTTTGTCAAATATGCAGAAGCCTTAGAGGATGCAATAGACCAGCACGAGAGATTAGCCCGCATTCTTGCCAAAGGTACTACCGAAATGGTATATTACGAGGGCGCTGTGGTACATACTATCACCGCCAACGGTGAATACAGCTATACAGTAGATGCGGCGAGGCTGGCTGAAATTGAACGCGCGAAGGCATTACAAGCAACGCAAGAAGCCATCCGCGCCAATACCGCCATGCAGTTTGACGCTTACGGCGTGACGCTTGACTTGACTGATGCAACCGCACGGCTGGCGGAGGAGTACCGCATCAAGGATGCGCTTATGGGCGCAATGAGTGGAACGCTTGACCAGCAAATACAACAGATCGCCGACATGAGCGCAGAGTACCAAAGCATGAGCAGCTGGCAGCAGCAATGGGGCGCTGGCAAGGGGCTGGCGGAAGAAATCGCGTCAGGACTGGAAGCGGTAAACAAACAACTGCTTGACATGACCGTCAGACAGGGCGTGCTGACCTTGCTTGAAAGTGGGTTAGAGGGCGGAGCGCAAGCCGCCTTAGACATGGCGCGTGAGTTTGGATTGATTGACGAGAGAACCTATAACCTACAATCCGCCATGCAAAACCTGAAAGATTATTTTGAAGACACCGGTGATGTGGACGGCTACGCCGCCGCCGTTGCACACATTTATGAAAACGCTGAACTGCTGGATGGTCAGGTATTCACCTATACCATGATTCAAGAAATGATCTACCGCGAACGCAGAGAAGCGGCAGGCGGATACGCCACCACCGCATTTGACATCAACGAAATGAACGCATCAGGCACGGGCGGCAAATTCCGCACCGTTCCACCAGGCTACCCCAACGATTCATTCATCATGGGGCTTACATCAGGCGAGGAGTACCTGGTCAGAAGCCGCAGCGAGGTCGGAAACGGATTATCAATGCCATCCTACACATCGGGCGGTATGGGCATGAGCGGCGGTCAGACCATCAATGTCATTATACAAAGCACATTCGCGCCGGAAAACGAAGAACAATTCAAACGCATGGTGCGCCCCGCCATCGTGCAAATATTCAGAGAACAGGAAGCGCTGCAATGAGCGAACCAGTGTATACTTTGAGCGTTTACTGGAAGGATTGGTGGGACGGTGCAACCGCCGCATGGCGTGCCACGCTTGCCGATTCATCCACTGACGCATTGATCGACCTGACCGGCAACGGTTATGATTTGAACTACGACAACTACCCGTCGACCAACTGGGACACAACGACAGGCTGGGCGGCTGATGGTTCAGGCTACTTTGACACCGGCATCCTGCCAGCGTTGGAACAAACCATCTATGTAGCGTTCAAAGGCACAAGCGACACCGGCAGCAACGCAGAATTGATAGGCGCAAGGGAATTGATAAGCGGTACGCAACGCCAGCACTACTTGCGTAACCGTGGCGGCGTGACCGGCTTGCAGTACAACTTTCAGGACAACGTGCAGGCGGTAGGCACATTTTACGCTGATGGCGTGGTAGCCATGAACAAAAATGGCTTCTGGCTGGACGGCGTAAAGTTATACACCACAGACATCAGCACAGAATATGAGTTCACTTTGTCCATGTACCTGATGGCATTGAATGGCAACAGCGTAGCCGCAAACATACTGCCAAACGGCTACATCACCGCCGCCTGCATCGTGAACGAAACCGAAACCGATGCCATCGTAGAACAACGCAGCTTGGCGATGCTGAAAACTGGCGTGGATGATGACTTTCCATTTTTAAGCAATCAATTTATTGGCAAAACAATGATTACCCATAAGGTACTTTCATGGTCTACGGAAACAGGACAGTACAATTATTTTTCATCCAATAATCGCGGCTTTGAAACGGCGCAGATAGGCAGGGCAAATTTTGTCATCGACAACAGCGACAACAAGTTTGACCCATATAACACGGCAAGCGAACTGTACGGCTATATTGAGCCTGATAAGTTTTTCTTCTTTTCTGTTGTGCCTGACCCTGACGTACCTGGCATACAATACGACATCATGACCGGCATGATAAGGGACATAAAGCTGAACCGGCAGGAGCGCACGGCGGAGCTTATTTGTGAGGGCATGGAAGCATGGTTGAATGACCGTGTGCCGCAAATACCAACGCAGGAAGGCAAGCGCCATGAAGAAATTATCGAGGATATTTTAGACGCAGTGGATTATCCGTATGAGCAGCTTGGCATTTCAAGCGCAATAGCTTTTCAAGCGCCTGACACGATAGATTATTGGTATCCGACAGGCAAAACCGCCAAACGTGAAATAGAAGACATCACGCACGCAGGGCTGGGCTATTTTTATATAAGGCAGGACGGCAGACCGGTATATTTAAGCAGACGTGTATTTGATGCGCCGACAGATTTTGATGAAGATGATTTTTTGAAAGACATTGACCTGACCATGCCTTGGGAATGGCAGCGCAACATTGTAGAAACCGGCATCACCGTTTATACAGAAGGCACGACGAATTCGGTCATCTGGACGCTGGCTGACGAGGTGTCGGTAGGGTCAAGCGATACCATCTACCTGTATCCCGTGTACCGGTTTGGCGGCGTGAACTCACCCGCCATTGATGTCATCGACCCTGTGGCAACGACTGATTACCTGTTCAACGCATTATCTGGCGGCGGCGGTTCTGACCTGACCACCGATTTGTCCGTGACGCTGGACGATTACGGCACAGGCGCAAGATTGACCATTACAAACAGCGGCGCTACATCTGGATTCATCACGCACCTGCAACTGAGGGGAACGCCGCTGATTGTGCAAGACAAAACCGGCATCACTGCCACCGGCACAAGCGCAAGCACGAAGCCAAAACCGCTGTATATTGATTCACTATGGTTGCAGGATTACGACAATGCCTTCGGTTTGGCTGATTTTCTGGTGAAGTGGTTATCAACGCCGCAAGCGTTTATTATTTGCAGTTTGGAAAATAGACCAGTTCTTCAATTTTCGCGAGAGCTTTTTGAACGCATTGCGGTAAGTTTTCCAACGTTAGGCATTGATGAAACCTACCGCATTCTCAGCATACGGCACGCTACCATGAACAGCGTGAATGCGGTGAAAACCACTTTCAAACTCGTGCCTGAATATTCATCCGGTCTTAATTATTGGCGCTTGGGCATTTCGCTCCTGGGCGTTGATACAATTTTAGTTTGGTAAGGAGAACAACATGACCAGCAGATTATCTATCCCTGACACCTACGTCAATAACCAATTGATTGACGCGGATCACATGAACACCTACGTTCGCACGAACCTGTCAAGCATTGACAGCGGCTACGGTTGCCGTGTGGCTACTGCTATCTCGCAAGATATAACGGATTCCACATGGACGGCGCTGACGTTCGATGCCGAAACATTCGATGATGAAACTATGCACGACAACAGCACGAACCCAAGCCGCATTACAATAAAAAGCGCAGGGCGTTACCTGATAACGGGGTCGCTGCTATATAACCAAACAAACTCGGCGGGCAATCGTGTAGCGGCAATTTATGTCAATGGCGTGGTTTATTCATACGGATTTGCCAAAAACGCCGGAAATGGTGCAAATGTTGATTATGTCGGCGTATCCGATGTGATTGTGGCAGCGGCTAATGATTATGTTGAGCTATATACCTATCAAACATCCGGTGCTACCAGAACCGTGACAACGCGGCGCTTTTCAGTCACGAAGTATATCTAACCCCCACCCTTGCCGATATATACAGTAGACACCGCCGTATATGGTGTGGTATAGTGGGGGCATAGTGTAAAGGACGGATGATGATAGAGCAATATAAAAATGTTGTGACGGTGCGTGACGATTCGGTCAATACCGCTTGGCAGTCGTGGGTTTGTCTTATGTCTGATGTTCATTTTGACGCGGAGAAATGCGACCTACCGCTTGTCAATAAACACCTGACCCTTGCCAACGAACGCGGGGCGCTGGTGCTTATCGCTGGCGATTGGTTCGATGCTATGCAGTCAAAGCACGACCCGCGCCGTTCGCCTGAGGACTTGAAATCAGAGTACGCGGTATCCAGTTACCTTGACGCGCTTGTCAAGTACGCGGCTGATTACCTTGGGCGGTTCAATCGGTGCAAATTTATCTTGGCGCTTGGCAACCACGAAACAGCGGTGCTGAAGAATAACAACACAAACCTGATGGATAGACTTGCGGACAAACTGCGTGACAAGTACAAAATAGACGCGGTGAACGCCGGTTATGCTGGCTGGGTTCGCTGGCTTTTCTCACGCGGCAAGGGCGCAAGACAATCATTCAGCCTGTACTACCACCACAGCGGCGGCGGCGGTAACGCGCCAGTTAGCAAAGGTATCATGCAATCGAACCGACAGGCGGCGGCAATCCGCGCTGACTTCGTACACAACGGACACAATCACCAGAATTACCACCACGCTGAACCACAGGTATATCTATCTCCCAGCGGACGGCAAGTGAAAAGTTTGACACATTTTATACGGACACCAGGATACAAGATCGGAGGTTTAGAAGCGTATGATGAATTCGGTTTCGATATTGAGCGACACCCGCACCCACTCACAAGGGGTTGTGCATTTATCCACTTCACAGCCGACGACGTTATCCGCGCCTCCGTCGAAACCAAACTCGAATAATCCATCATCATCTTTCCCTCCTTTCAGACCGCCGGACTCATCCCCCGGCGGTCAATCCGTCTGGCTACCCTGGCGCTTCTGCCCCCGTTGCATGGGTAGGCAGAACCATAGTTATGTCAATGGTGAATGGAAGTGCGATGGTTGCCACAGACACGCGCGGAAAGGGCATAAATAGCCACGTGGTTGAATTTTACCGTTCGCAAGGTAATATATATCGAAAGTGACGGCGCGCGAAATTTCGCCTATTTCTGGCGCTTGCGTGTATGTGGTATTGACACCGCGCGCCCCTTGTGGTAATATGAATTTGCAGGATGGAAACAGGGTTTGCCCCTGCGGAAGTTTTGCTTAAGTCCCGTAAGGGCTGGGGGAGATGGCCGCCCCCACTGTCACGGTCAAATCTGCGGTCATGGGTTGAGCAGGGTTTCAGCGTTAGGCAGAACGACCAGCAACGAAGTTCCTATAGGGAGTTGCGTACTCGCCAACCAACCGTGGCAAGAACAAACCACCGCCTGATCTGACGGTGGTTTTTCTGTGTGCAATATGAGCGCATTTTCGACCACTTTTCGCACACTCATGCAATTTAGGATTTCAATTCCCGATTTACATGTAATTGCTTCGGCTCTACCCTATATTCTGCATACATGAGCAACTTTTCATATATACGAAACACCATTTTCTTTGCACAATCGCATTACAAAAAGTTATCAATTATGCTAAGTTGTTGCGACAATGTACATTATGGTTTGATCCGCTCAAATTCAATAACCCACACAAGCGGATTGCTTTCCCATGAATACCCGCTTTTAGCATTGATTGAATTCCACAATTCAGGAAACATAACATTCACTACTGAAAAATCTCCGCCCACTGTACCCCTGCCATAGAATGGGTTTCTCATTCCCTCAGCGTAAGCATCTTCAACGGAAATATCCCTGACACGTTCTACCCATACATTCACAATCCGCAATTGAATACGGCTTCGATTACGTGGCATAAAAATGGACGGATGCCACCGCCCGCAATAAAACTTGGGGTCATCGGCTTTGTAAACAGTAAAAATCTTATTGGCCGTAGTTCCGTCTGCAACAGCGGCAACCCCCCACGTTTCTTTAACCCAAAGCTCATCGCCGGGCGCGCCATAAGGGCACTTTACACCCCATTCGCCATTGTCATCATAAGCGCCAAAAATTGCAGTGCCGGCATCCAGATAACCTTCTTCGTCAAAAACTACTGGCGCATACCAATCAACACAAATGGCATCCGCAGACATATCTTCGGGCGGCTGCGGTTTGATTACTCGCCTGGTCTGCGTTTTTTCTCCCTTGAGAATTGCGCAGACCATTTCACTACTGAAAATAATTGGTCGTTCTTTCATCATTCACTCCTTCTCATAATTTGAATTTCTTTCGGACGTATGTACAAAACTGTTTTCGCCATGTGTTTTGATATGTTCTTGGGCAGATTTCAAGCATGTAAATTTCATAAAACAAATTGGACAAAGATAATTAATGATAACTATTGGCTGCATATTCATCATTCACCTCTTATCTACCAAATCCCTACCAGCCCATATTTGCAGGTCTGATAAGTGCAAATTGCCAATTCGTGTCGGTATCCTCTCGCCATCAATAACGTGAACTAACCGTTCTGGGTTTACCTCATCATAAATGTCATACTGCGGATTCCATATATCCAACTCGTTCAAAAGGTAATCCTCAAATTCATTTACCTGCCAGCTAAGCCCAAAGCCGGTTTCATACACCTCATGCCACTTCACGCTTCCTTCCTGGTTTGCCTCGGTTAGTCTGTCAATCTTTTTCTTGTCAAAGTGGTGACAAACAAGCCAGCCGATCCAGTATGATACAACGCACATCAATCCACTGACAATCGCTACCCAGTTCATATCACCATCCCCCAAATTCAGGGAGAGCCTCGTAATCGGATTCTTCCATTTCAATAAGCTCAAGCGTCACCTGGTCGCCGACTTCCGCCCCATCAAATTCTCCATCAAGGGCAGTAGCCAATTCATTCAGTGGTTGGATGTAGCCCGCTGATTCTTTTCGTGTGATTCTTACATATTTTTTAATCATCATTCACCTTCTTTCTTTGGTACATAATATGTATTATGATTCATCCTGCGCCGCTTTCTGCGCCTGCTGCGCTGCCAGCCCAAGCTCGATCAGCGGTTGCACTTCGTCGAACCATGCGAGCAACTTCTCCGCATTTTTTTTACACTCTATTCTAACCTCGCGCTCGCTGGCAAACAATTGAGCATCTTCTTCATCATACAAAAGACCATTATCCTGCAACGCCATACAATAAACCGTATTCTCAAAATTGCTAAGCGTTTTCAAATATTCATCTCGTGTTATCATCATTCTCTCCGTTCCTGCTGGTAGGGGGCGGATTAGCGCCCCCCAGCAGATTATAAAATTCACTTGCTAAGGAGTGTTTATTGCAATTTCAGCGTCACGCTTGGCTTGGCGTTCTCGTCGACCCATGCTTTGCGCTCAATGCCGTAATCTTTGGCGGCTCGTTGCCAGTCAGTTGTCACCGTCACGACCTCATAGGCTTTCGGGTCAAGCCCCTCCGGTTCGGCTTCCATCACGGCTTCATCCCATGATTGGTACGTTTTGCGGGGGTTGCTGTACGTTGCTCGCACGTTGCCATTGGTTACGGTCTTGCCGATTTCCAGCACGGCCTCAATGATTTCTTGCTTTCTTGCTTCGGCGGCTTCCATAAGTGCGCCCCACTCTAACATTTTGTGCGCTAATTCTTTGCTATCCATTTCATCAATCCTTTCTAATTCTCCATCGGGCGGGGCATGTCAGCGCCCCCAGCATGTTCACCTCGTGAGCGTTTATCTTCGTCATTATCTAATTTTTCGGCTGGAATATCTACGCCAATGTCTGTATGATAAAACCCTTTCCAAACACCATCCACTTTGCGGAGAACCCCACCAATAATGGTAACGGTAATGGTATCACCAATTTCGTGTTTCAGGTCACATAATCTCATGCCACTTTCCTTTCTCCATCGGGCGGGGCATGTCAGCGCCCCGCCCTTTTAGGAGGAGACTATCTACGCTGGATCGCCAGCGCTTTCAAACAGATCAAGTTGCCCATTTTCTTTTTCAATGTACCGCATGACGGCATGTAATTCTTTGCCGCGTGCCGTCTGGTACTCGCCGCTTGCATCCTTCTCAGCCTTCAACCAGTCAAGCAGTCCGCGAACTGCGCCGCCGCTAATTGCTTTGATGCTTGGCTCTTGGTACAGATATCGAAAAAGTACGTGGTGTGCGTTGTCGTCCTGAAACACAACATCATCAATCAGGTGGCGGAGCAGTGCGCGTTGTTTCTCATTGGCTTCACCGGCGTTGTAGGCAAACCGGCGCAACTTCACGATACCTTCCTCGATGGCGCTTGTGGGCTGTGGCTGTTCCTGTTCCGGCTCAGGTTGCGGTTCGGGCTTCACTTCCACAACTTCAACGATATAGCCGTCCTCATCTGTGTCAATGTTCATTTCGTCAGGCGTATACACCGGAGCGCCGCCAAAGATGCCGGGGGCAAAACGCCGCGCGCCCCTGCTGATTGCGCGGGCGAATAACATATCGCTGGTGTAGAAGCGCCAGGTAGCCTTCTCCGATAGTTTGATGTTTTGCCCGTTTTCTTTTGAACTGATTTTGGATGCCTCAGCAAGTGTGAAGGATGATTCGCCCTGTGGCTTGCCGTTCTCAAACCATTCGATGATGCAAGCGGTATTGTCTGCCTGCTTGATGTGATAATCGTAGCGCGGATCATTTTTCACCAGGGTAGCGATTACGTTGCTACCGAGTACCGGCTTGCCCTGTACGATATGAATACCGCTCATTGAGGCGAACGGCGGAAGCCCTAACTCCGCGCCAGCCATCACCTTTACGATTGCCTGCGCCTGATTTTTCACGTCTGAGAAAAACCCGCTGGCGTGGAGCGCAACCGCCGCGCCCTTGATTGATTCTAATTGATTATAAATTGCTAATTCGTTGCTCATCTTTTTTCCTTTCAAAATCCTAAACACTCTTTCAAATACTTCTCATGCTGCGTGCTTGGCAGTAACGCCAGCCCTGCACCAATGCGGTTGTCATGCGGGTGCTCATTCATCCAGCCGTCCGCGCCGCATCCCTCGCAATACCCTTGCCACATATCCGGCACGCCGGTTGATTCTACCGCCGGTTCGCCCTTCACAAATTGCCAGTATACTGTCTGTTTGCACTTCGGGCATTTGGTTGTTACCATCGTGTCAGTCATCTTACTTCTCCCAAGTCACTTTTCCTTCACGGTATGCCTGCATGGCTTCGGCCTTTGTTCGGTACCCCTTCTTCGAACCAACGAATTCGGGGTACTTGACGAACCACCACAGCCGTTCGTCTGGGCTGTATTGTAAGTCAATGTTTTTGCTCACGTTTACTACTGTCATCTTTAGTTCCTCCTGTTGAACTTTCTTATAGTATAGCCAATTTGTATCACATTGTCAAGCACCAAGTCGGCAATGGCATTCCAGCATCACGTCATGGTTGAAGTGGCGGGCGTCCTCGTCCTGGAAGACGAAGGGCGGAGCGTAGTTCATTCGCTTGGCATTGCGCTCCATGTATCGCAGAACTGTGTAGCGGTTGCCGCCAAGTGCGCGTAGAATGTGCATGAATGTATTCATCACCCAGCAATCTAAGCGGTTGTGATATTCGTCGAGGTTCTCAATTCTTTCAATGTCGTTCATGTTTACCTTTCTGCCGGATTTTAGCCTCCGGCGGGGCTTGCTCTTCTTACTACCGTTATAGGGCATTTTTGCGATTCTGTACCCTACATTTACCCTACGATATTCACACTTGACCCCTGCGCCCATGCTGTGATACACTACCAGCATAGTAGAAAGGATGGATGATGAAACAATATGAGCGAATATCAACAATAGCCGAAGCAGTAAGGCTAACAGCCGAAAATGCTGAAGATGTCGCCCGGTGGTGTCATGCCGACAATTGGGGTTTGAATAAAGAAGGCACGCCGGAAATAAGCCTGATGACAATTCATGACTGGATGTTTGCATTGGCAGGCGACTGGATTGTGAAAGAGGGGGATATATTTGTAGTAATGACAAATGAATTCTTTACGAAATTTTATAAGGAGGTTGAATGATGCAAGATAACGAAGAAACGAAAGATGTGTTTATCCAGGTGCGCGTTACCCGCAGCAAGAAGGCGCAGATTAAGTCAGACGCGCGCCGACTGGGCTACCGCAACGTATCGGAATTCGCCCGCGATGCCATGTCTTACTTCACCAAGATGGCTGATAGAACGCGCTGATCTGCCCGAATGTACATTTGACACCGCGCGGGTTGTGTGTTATTATGAAGGTGCTTAGACCGTACAAACTTGACAATTGAATAACCCGCCGTTTTCACCCCACAGGTCTAAGCAATCTGTAACCGGGCTGAAGGCGGCGGTTTGTTCTACAAAGGAGTTAGTAGATGCCGAAATACAGACAGCTACATGTAAAGATAGTTGATAGTTTTGACTTTAGTGAGATGCCAGATGACTTTGTTCGCGTGTTCTGGCTGTTGCTTATTGTGATCGCAGACAGTGAAGGCAGGGCAATTGACAATCCGGCATGGCTACGTTCTAAGATGTTCCCACTACGTGAGGATGTGAACGCTAAGCAGATAAACAACGCCCTTGATTGGCTTGACAAACGCGGCATGGTGTTGAGGTATCACGTAGACGGCAAAGGGTATTTCTGCATACCTAAGTTTCAGCAGTACCAAAGTGGCACAAGCAAGGAGGCGAAAAGCGTGTTGCCCCCGCCTCCATCAGAGGGTAGCGATAACTCCGTACCTACTCCGGAGCAAGTACGGAGCGGGTACGCGCCAATACAATACAATACAAATACAAATACAAAAGCAAAGCAAGAACAACCGCGCGCGCCTTCTTCGAACTTCACAGCCTTACAGGATACCTACATAGAACTAACGGGGCAAACATACCCCAGCAATCCTAAAAGTTGGATAGATGCGTTAAAAGCGATGGATGAGGCAAGCATATTGCCAATTGACTTACGGACAGCCTACGAGTGGAAAAAAGAAAAACATTACGCCGTAAAAAGCCCAGGCAGTTTACACAACAGCGCCAACTATGCCAGGATGTTACGCACCGGTGAAAATGGAAAGCCACGCGACAAGCGCGACATACCGCCCCCCATATTTGACCCTGACACCGACGAAACCGAAGCCGAAAAGTACGCGCGTGAATTTGCGGAAGGGAAGATAACATGATAATCAACGCAGATGCAAGGAACATACCGCTGGCAGATGGCACGACTGGGCGCGTGGCAATTCGCAACCGCCGTAAGTATGTGGGGCTGGAATTGAACCCGGAGTATATTACAATTCAGAGGGAAAGATTGACAACGGAGGTTAGGCTGATATGACTGAAGCGATGCAACAATTATTTGACGAGAAGGCGGAGCGTGAGGTACTTGGTTCAATTTTGCTTGAGCCGCACTTGCTACGCATAAACGATTTACTATACGAGGAGTTCTTTATTCAGCGCTACGGCTATCTATATCGGCTGATGCGTTGGATGGATGCCAACGGCAAAACAATTGACCTGCTGACGGTACAGCAAGAATTGGAGCGCAAGGATAAGTTAGACTGGTTCGGTGGCTTTGCGGAGCTTGCGGACTTAGCGCAAATTGTGACAACGTACCATTACGAAACACAATGCCAGCATATCAGGGACTACAGCAACAGGCGGCGCGCGCTGAAGGTGGTACAGGATTTGGGGCGGGCGGTGCTTGACACACGCAAGGAGTTCACGGTAGGCGAATTTATCAACGAACTTATGCAAACGGAGTTAGGCAAAACAAAGACGTTCAGCATGACAGACGGCTTGCTACAGTTCGACCAATGGGCGGTAGATCGCATTGACAAGAATATCAACGGCACACTTGACCAGTACCCGAAAAGTGGCATTGAGGAGATTGACAAGGCGCTGATATTTTTGGAGGGAGGGCAAACAACACGCATAGCAGGCGAGCCGGGCGTAGGCAAGACCATGTTGGTAACGCAGATATTCGAACAAGCCAACTGCGCGCGCGTGTACTTTTCGATGGAAATGTTACTGCACCGGCTGGTGGCGCGGATGTTGTCTGCCAGAACGAACATACCAGTTAGCCTAATGAGAACCGGCTTAGGCGGTGACGCGGAGGCATTGCTACAGAAATTGCGCGACACTTACCGAGGATTGGAGGCGGAAGAAATGTTTATCAATTGTTCGCCTACCATGACCATAGAAGGCATGTATAGCGAGATTGCCAAATTGAAAGCGCAGGGGCATGACGTGAAGCTCATAGCCATTGACTACTTCGGGCTAATATCCGAGCCTGGGGCGCATGAAAACCAGACCATCAAAGAGGGTATTATCAGCCAGAAATTGCAACGGCTGGTGAAGGAACTGGACGTACACGCGCTTGTTATCGACACCTACAACAAAGAGGGCTTCGGCAAAGATAGGGGCAGCATGAGGGCGGTAGGCGGCGCGGCTACGAAAAGTTATGATAGCGACAACGTGCTGACGCTGACTGTTGGTGACGTGACCGGTAGTGGCGTTGAGATTTACGCCGACATGGTGAAANNGCAAGCCAGTGATAAGAAGCATGACCGCCGCGGAGCTGGCAACGATGAAAGCGAAGGTGAAGTAGCGCAACCGCTTGACAAGCCCCGATTATGTGATACGCTATAGGAAAGTGAAAGGAAAATGATGACAGATAAAGATGTACGAATACAGTGGAACGGTGGCGAACTGCCTGAATGGCTGAGAGATCACTCGAAACCTATCCCGGGTGGTGGTAAGGTACGCCCCATGAAATATCGCAGAGTTGCGGCGGTAACGCATGGTGAATTGGCGCGTTGTCCGAACTGCGGTGGAATTATCAGCAAAGAGGAGGATGTAACCTGTCCGAATTGCAAAGAGGAATTGAAATGAATATAGACGATGTGAAGTATCGCGCAGTTCAATAGTTATACGGGCGGGGATTAGTAGAAAGGATTTAATCTCCTGATGACAATAATGGTCTATAAAGTGAAAAGCAACCGTTTGAATTTCACCCCGCCCTTTAGTTTGGAGGTACGCAATGACTGAGATTATCGCCGTGCTGTTTATCATGCTGGTAGTAGCTCCGCTGGTAGGATGGCTGTTCTTTTGGGGCGGTGAAATCAAGCCGACACCGAAGGCACGGAAAAAATAATTCAACCTAAGGAGAGAAAAATGGAAAAGCCTATTATTTTCAGCACCGAAATGGTAAACGCAATTCTCAAAGGAGAAAAAACGCAGACCAGGCGGGTGATCAAACTGCAACCGCCTGAAGACATGTCTCCTGGCGAATGGGGCGCAAAGTGTCCCTACGGCGCGCCAGGTGATGAACTGTGGGTGAAAGAAACATGGGGAGTTGCCGTTGTTCCCGATGGGACAACTGCAAATGAATTTCTCACGGTATATAAGGCCGATAATCCTCAAATCCCGCCGTCTCGGTGGGAGCCATCTGGTTACATGCCGAGAAACCGCAGCCGCATCCAGTTACGAATCACGAATGTAAGGGTGGAGCGGGTGCAGGATATTAGCTATGATGATGCTTGCGCAGAAGGGGTTTCTCACCCCTTCTATGGCAGGGGTACAGCGGGCGGAAAATTTATGGTAGTTCAGGTTATGTTTCCTGAATTGTGGGATTCGATCAACGCCGAACGCGGGGACTCATGGCAAAGTAATCCCTGGGTGTGGGTCATTGAGTTTGAGGTAATGAGATGACAACTTATAACTACAACCCATACCGTGATGCACATACGCCCCCTTACGAATACCAAAAATCATCATTCAAGACTGACATGACTCGCATCAATGATACAGCTGTGGATTGGAAAACTATTATCAGCTGTATCATTGACGAGTATGATGACGCCTGGGCGGAACTGGCGGGGGTGCGGATGTTGTCTGCCAGAACGAAC